GGCTTTTAATACATTTTCTCTACTGGACCTAGATTACCCCCCAGGTTGCTCCAATAGAACTAACTGTTGCACGTTAACACAATCCTAGTGTTTCGCCGGCGTGGCGGACCCTACGCACGGACCACCCCACGACCCTCTAAGGCCATTAGCCGTCGGTTGAAGCAGGATGTGACCTTTCGTAGCGTACGACACACGTGAGCTGTCACTACCGTTAAGCTACTAAACTAATATTGTCGTTGTGAACAGTTGGGCCCTTTACGGTGGTGCCTTACCGAATCGCAATCAGCTCTCAGAGCTGACACCATCCTTCAGATCACGAGAATCATTAAAGGTTGGCAACGCCTTGAGTTTCTTGTCTTTGTAAGTGACAACCTTCTTCACATGTTGACGCCCTCCCGAAGGTGGGTTGGGCAAAGTATAACCATTCATCTTTGTGAGAGTCCATTCACGACGCCCAGCCGTTGCCCCTAGAGACAATGAAACTGGGTTGAATGTGATCACACATGGGTTAAGTTTGCTAACTAAGCGTCCAACATTGAAAAAGGCCGTAAGAATCATCTTGATAGTTGAAGGCAAAGTGGGTCTGAGGATAACCTCTTCCTCCAGAAATGCCTCAACATCGCCGGTGTCAGATTCGTACGTCACTGAATAACTGTCAAAGAATTCATCGACAATCTCCGTCATGTACAACACAAACTGGTATGACCCAGGTTGGAAGAACTTGATGGTCTTTGCCCAAAGATCAGTGGCAGGATTCGCCTTACCGATCACACCCTCTTCAAGCATATTGCCCACAGCAGTGGACGTTCTACCATGAAGCGGGTAATTGTAATCGTAACTGTCCGAATTCAGGACCCTAAAACTTTGAACATCGATCAGAATTGAATTCAATTGAGGTGTTTGTAACTGTATGGTGTAATCCACCCAAAGCTCTCCGAGGATCTCCCCATCAGCTAATGCATCAGAGATAACCACGAAGAGACGCAGTACGTCGTACATTTTGATGTCCAAATTGTTAGTAAGGTCAGCAGAACGTACAAAGAATTGCTTCTGCTTGTGCAAATTAGAGCTAGTGCACGACATGGTCATCCCAGACCAAAGATTCCCCCGAATTGAGTCTTGAAAAGACATCAATTCAGTCTTCGACTTTGTGGAATTGTCGTCAGCAGCATCATAATCTGGACAGATAGCAACGGCCCCATTCGTGTTTGTAGACAAAGTGGGAACAAAAATGTACTGGAGTTTGGTGAATACATACGTTTCAAAAGAATTTGCAAGTGTTGATAACCATGGGAATGCAACAGGTAATCCTGGATTGACTTCAAACTCAAGAGTTTGGGTGCCAGTTCCATTAGAATTGATATCCGTCACGTACTCACGATGTGATACTGACAGATTCCTCAATGGATTCCTCGTTCGCATTGTAGACCCAAATGCGGTTGGTGCTGGATAAACGGACATTTGTTTGTTCCGTTTTCCGTTGCGATTGCGTCGGGGGCCCAGACGCGAGCGATTGCCCCTTGGCTTTTGGCCGGACTTTGATTTTTGTCTTTGTTTGTTGTTTTTGCTCATGATTTAAATCAGAACAAACGATCGATAGAATAGTGTGTTGGTAGTCTATGGTCGTGTAGCAGGCAATGGTGGAGTCGAACCACAACAGAGGTCAGCGAAATTCGCCCTCCACCTAGGAGTACATTACCTACTCGGAGACGTCTCTCCATGCAAGTCACCCATTATTCAGCGGCGTCCCGCCCGGGGAATGAGCACCCCGCGCATGCAAGTTATTGAGTAGACAATAAGAGTCCAAGGTCAACATCGTAAAGTGTCTGTAACACAGGTGACACCAACATATACGGTAGATCCTTGACTGCACGTTCGAGCTCAATTCGAAACGCATTCTCATCCTCAATAGTTAACCCATACACTTCATAAAAACAATCCCAAGTGGCCTCGGTCACAACATATTTGACAGTGCCACGCAACCGATGCTTGATATCAGCATCGATAATTGGGATTATTCCATACTTGGTGCAGTGTTTCAAGCATACATCCAAATACACTCGCAAAAATGGGACGTGTGAACCAGTAGCATCATATGACAATAGGCTGCCCATAAAGAGCTGCAACCATACATTGTCTGAGCGATTTGGTTTACTAAGCATCCATCCCATTTTGGACAGAACCCTTCCGGGTTTCTTCCCGATAGCATAAACAACTTCAGAGTCGATACCTATGATATCACGTTTATGAGATACCATATCATCGTCATTGAACGTTGCCGTGCCAACAGGGAAGAATCTGCAAGAAACGAACTCAACTACTGTAGGATTAGTTGATGACTGGATTTTTAAAGAAAAACCCAGTGCACTAACATACCCTATCATGTTCCGCTCTCCAATCTGACTCCAAGCCTTGCGAGTCATAATGGTGTAATTATCATCACCACTTACCGCGCAAGCATAAGAATCACCGAAGACACGGTGAGCATGGTAACAACCAGCAATAGCTTCCCCAGTTGTCTTGTTGTTACCAACAGTTGTATCATTTGATCCAGATTGCCTACAATCTTCATATGTGCTTCTGCACCCACAACCAAACACGACTAGTTTGTGGCGTGCTTTCAAAATGGCTCGTCCTAAATCTTCACCAATATGTGAAACGAAGCCAAGTTGTCGGTACCATTCATGTTCTCGTGCCTTGCATTCCTTACCTTGTGTGACATCATACTTGCTAAAGTCAGTACCAATGAAAACACAATTCTCAACGCCACCAAGACGCTGGACGTGATAACGAAACCATTCGTTAAATTCATCAGTAATAGCACCAGAAGCAACCCAAATGGGGTTATATATGTGCCACACAAACTTCATGGCTTTACCATACTGGTAAAACCACAAGCCGGTTGCAACTTTTTCTAGCATAGAACACCCCTGCACAACGCGGGGGCGCTGGCCAATAAAAACGCCAGCAATGATTCCGATAAGCTTTTCTCTTTTTGTGAAGGCTTTGTAGTACAAATCCTTGAAGTTCCAGTCCCCTTCCAGAATCCTCTTCCTCCAATCGTTGATTCTCACCCTCTTCTGCGGTGGAAATCGTGATAACCAATCATGGTATGACGGCTCTTCCCAAGTGTCACATTGACAAAAGACAAGTGGATTGTAAGTCCGAATTGGCTCAGGGCCCGTTGGACCATGCACCAATGGCAATAGCCCATCAACAAGATACGCGTGATACTCCCAAGCCCCACATTTGGGCTCTGGAACTTCACACAAAACACGTGTCTTGAAGGCAACCTCATAGTTCCACTGGGAACTCGAGTGCACAAAGGGCACTGCATTGGAAAATACAATTCCAACTGGCCTAACTGAGTCAGTATGTGACTTGTCTAACATTTCAATGACTTTGAACTTGGTTTTAGCTCTCATCGGGTAATCATCCGGATTGATCACAGTGTTAAAGGACTTTAACGCCTCATTACGACACGGTGTCTCAACCAGAATAGACTCTCTCTCCAAATATGAGCGCTTCCAAATATCCCATATCTCATACTTTTGCGAACGCTTCTTCCTTTTAAACAAGTGCAGAAGCAACCAAAAAATGAGCAGAAATGACACAAACATAGCAAATGGCACCGAAAAATCTAATTCAATAGGTGATGCGCCATTGCTAATTGAGTATCCAACATGGAATAAAGAGCACACAGCATATTTACCAAGGTATGCAAAAAGGCTGACGCCAACAACAGCAAACAACATTGTGACGAAATAATTCGAAACGTGATGCAATTGTGGAACCGCCACAGTGGGAATTAAATCCCAAAATATACCAATGGCATCCCTAAGAGGTGTAAACCTAATAAGGAGGGTGATACCGACAATGCTAATAATGAGTAAAGCAAGCATATTCAACCGGACGGCCCAATAAGGGTAATTACCTTTAATTAGCGCATTATGTCGAGCGACCTCACCAGCAAACCTGGGATGTAACGCATGAGACATACGTTCGGTTGATGCCAGCTTTTTCATAAGCACGTACGTAACAACATACGGCAAGCTGTCAACAATAGACTGGTTACTAATTGAACTGTTCATTTCCTTATACAAAGTAGGAGTGGCTAAAGCTTGCGCTCGAGTCAAACAGGCAAGCCAAGTAGCTGGGCTTATCTCTTTGTTGAACATGTAACGTTCAAGATTGGTGGCCATTTTTACTGGGAATGCATTGCCACTTTCAACGTGCTGGATGGCACGAAGGCCACGCGAGAACGTTGTGTTAACAATACCGCTTGGTAAAAAATGGGCAACCTCAGGGTCAATTTCCTCAACCTTAAAAAGCTCGTCATGGACCTCATACTGAGTCCGGGTAAGACGAGTTCCAACAAAAGGTAAAAGCTCAAGCTGGCACATTCGAACAACACCAGTCGTCTCAGACTGGATTTTGGTGACAACAAGAATAAAAAATTCTGTGCCAATTTTAACCTTATGTTCGGGTTGATCAAGCCAATCAACTGCCGGATGTTCGTAATTCCAATCATTGCCATGGACTTTCATGGTAATCAAGCCATTATTCCGTACCCAACGTGCTTCCACACCAGTATCATCCTCAAAAAAGACACCTTTGTCACCAACAAATTGATGGTAGATAGCAAAGCCTATCTTATTCTGAGTCCTATTTAAAATAACCGCCACATCAAAGGGATTATTGTAATAGATACTGTGGGTGAACAAAGCAGCACCAGGTTCAACGCAATCACACACCATTGCATTATGCGTGCAATAGGTGTAGCATCTGTCACCTGGCAACTTCTTTGATACGGATGTAGTAAACTTATACTTGGTTTTACGTCGTCTTAGCTCCCTTGCAATGTTATTCAACCTTGAAAGAGCACGGACGGATGTTGAGCATTCACAACCGTGAATCCTTGAGTCAGAAATATTCCTCAGGCTGAGCCCAACATCCAACAATGGATGTCGCCGACTAAAGAGGTGGGAGTAACTCTGAACTATTTCCCTCTCAGCAATGTATCTTGACATCGCTAAGCAGGGGTGCGAGTGTCGAACACCGTTCGACAAAAATACTAGATCATAACCTGGGTACATTGTCACAAGAACTTTTCTTTGTGATTCACTAACAGGGAATGTAACCTTGTAAGTGCGGCGTTTCGTGCCAGGTTTAGCAAATGGAAGGATACCAGATGCAGGTTTGTGATCTCGCAAAACCTTATCAGATGGCCGTTCATCTCTTCTGTTACGTACAGGACCACGCCGGAATTTACCGGGAAATGAAGCGCCCGTATGATGGGGCACTGCCGCAGAGCTGCGGACTTGAGAAACCTCAATGTCAATTAATTTAGAATTTGTATTGTTCATTTGAGGTTTTGATGTCCCTCGTAAGGTGATGGGATACCCCTGGCATAACGCAAACCAAGCAAGCGGCCTGTAACGTAAAGGCTACGGCAGCAATATCCCAG